TCACCATGATGGATGACAATGGGAAGCCCATATTCCACGCAAAAGACCTAATATCTAACCTTGCTAACATGGCCAAGGTAGTGCAGGGGCTAGATGACCTAGAAGAGCTAGTTAAAAAGCAGCAACAGAAGGAAAACCCTAACCGTGGTGGGGTGGTCACTAACAAATACTCACAATGAAGATATTTATAACAGGCTGTGCAAAGACTGGCACTACTCTGGTTAGAAGACTATTTAACGCATACGACTTAAAAGTCTGCAACAGCAAGGAGATATCACTGAGTGAGTTTATATCATCTGACTATCAGGTAGGAAAAAGAACAGTAGGTACAGTGTTTAGTGGGGCCTCTAATGAAAAAACAGTAGCTACGCAGTTAGCAGAAATAAAAAAGAATAACATCAAGATCATTAATGTATTTAGAGGCAGAACCGCCACACTTGCTAGCTCTAATAGTTACGTAAAGCCTAGCAGATACGACAGGTGTATGTTTGATATGTATATGTTCCCAGAGTATATAGACTGCCTAGTTAGATATGAGGAGTTAATTAAAAATCCCGACGCAGTACAAGCGTATATATCTGAAGTACTAAACCTTACACCAGCACATAAGTGGAGCAGTTACCCAAAATTTGTAGATCCTTCGCAGGAAAGCAATCTACCTAGTAACTATGACCTAAGACCAATCCAGTAATGTTTAAGGACACGCACTTATTCTCACCTGCAGCTACGCATTACCTAGAACATGGGTACTATACCGACGCATTAGACGGTACAAAAGAGTACTATGACCACTGGGATAGAGAACGAGATAGGTGTTTATACGGATTTGAGGTAGATGGGGTACGGATCACGGGATATCACTACTTCTACTTAAACTATTGCCCAATTGACCGAGCAGTAGACGAAGTACTCCCAGATGGGACAGTACAAGCCCGCAGAGAGCGTACATTTCCTGCATTCTACGACGGGGACTACGATTATTACCACGCAGTCGACAAATGTCGTAAGGAAAACAAACATATGTCTGTACTAAAGGCTAGACGTAAGGGTTTTTCCTACAAAGCAGGGTCTATGCTAGCACGTAACTACTTTCACCTGCGTAACTCTAAGAATTTCGTGTTTGCAGAACAGAAGGAATACCTAACTGGGGACGGATTGCTTAGCAAAACATGGGACTTTATATCGTTCATAGATGATAACACAGCATGGACACAACCTCGTCTGATCGACAAGGAAATGCACAAGCAGTCAGGGTACAAGAAGCGTGTTAACGGAACTGACGTAGCATTGGGGATGAAGTCACAAATAATAGGGGTATCACTAAAGGACAATCCGCACAAAGTCAGAGGTAAAGCGGGAGAACTTATATTCTTTGAAGAAGCTGGTTCGTTTTCTGGACTGTTAACTGCGTGGGAGATTGCTATGCCTACAATGAAACAGGGCTCTAAAACACTTGGGACTATGATAGCATTCGGTACTGGGGGTGAAGAGGGGCATGGCTTTGAATCACTAGAAGAATTGTTTTATCACCCTACAGCATATAACTGTTTGGAGTTTGACAATGAGTGGGATGCCGGCGCTATGGGTACTACATGCGGATACTTCGTCCCAATCTATCAAAACTTAGATGGGTTTATGGATGAAGAAGGTAACTCCCTGATTAACGACGCTAGAGAGTTTGAAGAGGCAGCTAGAGAAAACAAGAAGAAGGCCAACGATCCAAAAGCACTAGACCAATACATAGCTGAGCACCCATTTACCCCGCAAGAAGCTACACTCCAGACCACAATCAACATCTTTGATGTAACGTCTCTAAAGGAACAATACAATAGAGTCAAAGCGCATAATCTAGAGAAGGAAGGAACTGCAGGCTTACTATTTTACAAGGGAGAAACTGTAGAATTCCGCCCAGACCCGTCAGTCAAACCAATTACTAAGTTCCCACATAGAAAGGATGACAATCTAACCGGGGGTGTAGTGGTATATCAAAACCCATGGAAGACTAAAGAGGGTAATGTACCACATAACATGTACATTATTTGCCATGACCCGTATGCGCAGGGAAAGTCCACAACTAATCAATCGCTTGGGGCAGCATATGTAATAAAGCGCCCTAATAACCTATCCAAACCAGATGACATAATTGTAGCTAGTTATGTAGGACGTCCAGACACACAAGACGAGTACAACCGCAACTTGTTTATGCTAGCAGACTACTACAATGCCAAGATAGGGTTTGAGAATGATCGTGGGGAGCTCATTGCATATGCTAAGCGTTATCGAAAACTGCACAAACTACAAGAAGAGTTTGAGATGCTAGATAAACGTGAGCTGCAATCGAGAAACGTGCGACGTCAATATGGGATGCACATGACAGAGCAACGAAAACGTCAAGGAGAGCTTTATATAAGGGACTGGTTAATTTCCCCACGAAGTTCTGACGAAGATGGGAATATAAGGCTTAACTTACACGAGATTTATGACGTCGGATTATTACAAGAACTAATTAAATTTAATCATAGGGGTAACTTTGACCGAGTAATGGCCTTTATGATTGGGATGTACCACACTCGAGAGTTATATAATAAAGAGGTAGTGGAAACCATAAACGATATGTCCCAGGACGAGTGGTTCGACCGTAATTATAAATAATTTTTATACTTTTACACGAATGTACGGAGCAGCAAAAATACCGCAACAGAGACTCCCGTTAAGCAAGAAGACAAAGAAGTGGAGAGAGGAGTGTGTAGATGCTTTTATCAATATATCTAAGTTTGGGTTAAGTGAAAGACGCAGCAACCTGAAAGCACTCTATGATTACTATAACGGAGAAGTTGACGAAGCAGATTACAGATACGTAATCAAACCATACGGGAAGACTAGAGAGAACTTTCCATCAAAGCTTAGAAACTACCCAATTATCAAGCCCATCATTGACTTGCTTCTGGGGGAAAAGTCTAAGCGCCCGCTGAATTACACTGTAACTGTAAAGAACGCAGACTCTGTAAGCCTTAAAGAAGAAGCTAAGAAGCAGCAATTGTTGAAGACAGTAGAAGCCATGTTTCTTAGAGAGATTGCAGAACCTAAAGACCTAGAGACTCAACAGATCCAGGAACAGCAACCAATGCTCCCCCCACAAATTATGGAGCAATTCGAACGTACTTATGTAGACGATAGAGCCATCAAAGGACAGGCAGCTGTAAACTACATTATGTATGAGCAGGAGATTTACGATAAGTTTCAAAAGCAGTTCTTCCACTTCCTTGTGTCTGGGGAAACATACTCCCACAAAGGTGTGCGGCGCTCAGAGCCCTTCTATGATGTTATCAACCCCATTGATGTAGACTTTGATAAAGACCCAGATGTAGAGTTTGTCGAAGACGGAGATTGGGCTATAATCAGACGATACGCTCACGCATCTACAGTTATTGATCAGTATGGGGAGTATCTTACAGAAGAGCAGTGCCTAGAATTAGAAGACCCTAAGCACCAGTCTGTAGATACATACCTGCTCTACCGATCAGAAGCTACAGGTGCAGATGATAACATCTATCGCAACAGATTAGTAGAAGTAGTAACTGTATACTGGAAGTCTCGTAAACGAATTGGATTTGTTGCCTACCCCGACCCACAGACTGGGATGATTGAGGAATTTGAGGTAGACGAATCTTATCGTATGCCCGCAGAGATGAAAGAAGCAGGAGCGAAAATCAACTGGGAGTGGGTAAATGAAGTATGGGAGGGAACCAAGATTGATGGTAGATTCTACGTCAAGACTAGCCCAATTGCTAATCAGAGAACATCTATAGACAACCCTTCTGTGTGTAAGCTCCCAATCAATGGGTTTAAATACTCAGACATCAACTCAAATAATATCTCGTTGGTTAGTTTGGGTATCCCGTTTCAGATTAATTACAATATCTTCAAGTACCGCATGGAGCTTGCGATCGCACGATCAAAAGACATTATTGCGCAGTTTGATATTAACATGATCCCAAAGAAGTGGGATCTAGATAAGTTTATGTACTACGTAGAAGGTACAGGTATTGCATGGGTTGACTACAACAAAGAAGGAATACAACTATCTCCGCAACATCAGTCAGTACTTGACATGTCTATCAAGACAATAGAACAATATGTTCTGCTACTTGAAACCACAATGCAAGAGTGGGAGAAGATATCTGGGGTAAATAGACAACGTCAGGGCACAATCGGAGCATATGAAGGCAAAGGAGCTTCACAGCAAGCTATTGTTCAGTCATCTCATATTACCGAAGACTTATTCCGCAAGTTCTCACGCTTTGAACAACGAGAGCTACAAGGGATGCTTGACTATTCTAAAGAAGCTTGGATATCTGGGAAGAAAGGCATGTATGTAATGCCTGATACCACTACCCAGTTTATTGACCTAGACTCCCTAGGACATATGGAGACAGAGTACGGAATCTTTGTATCTGATGCAGGTAGAGACCAAGAGAATATCAGACAAGCTAAGGAATTGTCACAGGCTATGATACAGAACGGGATGCCAGCATCTGCAGTCCTGGATCTCATGGACACGGAGAACTTCAGCGGCATTAAAGAGAAGCTTAGAAAAGCAGAAGCTGCACAAGCAGAACTTGAAGCTGCACAGCAACAAGCTCAACAGCAAATGCAACAACAGCAGATGCAAATGGAGCAAACTAAGATGCAGCAAGAAGCTCAAGAAAAAGATAGAGACCGACAGAAGGATATCGAGATTGCCCTCATCAATGCTGAAGCTAAAGACCAAACTAACCGTCTAGACATAGACTTGCAAAAACTAGTTCAGGACTACGACATCAAGCTGAAAGAGATTGACTTGAAGCGTGAGGCATTAGATAAAGAAGGGGATACTGAACCTAACGGTGAGTAATGAATAACGCTACTAGACGGCAGTTATTACAACGACATAGGCAGTCTGGATTCCCAGGCTCAATACTTGACGTATATAAAGCGTACGATCAAGGAATAGATCTTATTGGGCAGTTCGAGCAACAGAATAATATAGGGATTGCTAATACACCAGAGCAACAACAGCAAGGACTGAGACCTGCACACCAGGCTGGGGACATTAATCAAAGTATGGTATTCCCAGATGTCCCTCCCAATACAAACTTTAATACAATGGGGATGAAAGCCCCAATTAACATTCAGAAGTTTGACGAACAAGGACATCTAGTTAAGTCATACGAGAATGTGCCGCCTGGTGTACAAAGTCTCCCAACAGGACCACAGCGCGGGACAGTAATTGAAACCCCTGCTAGAATGCAAAGTGGGGGTACTTATTACCCAGTAGCAGAAAGTACAGCTCAACCAAGCTTTGCAGAACAAGCATTCCTTAATCAGCAAAATGCTTTGCCTACATTAGACACCCCACGCTATAGAGACGAGGGTACAATCAGAGAAGGAAACTTTGAGGTAGATAAAGACAACAATATTGTAGAGGATAGACCATCCATTCTTGAGATGGCTGCTAATCCTATGGCTACAGCTAGGGCAATAATTAACCCAGCAGTAGAAGGACTTCCATCTCAAGTAGAATTTGACCAATCTAAGAGTAAGGGAAATCTAATTGGGCAGGCAGCTAATGATATAGTTAATCCTGCTGCATGGGCTAATTATGGTGTAAACGCTCTTCAAGACTTTGGGCAAGCCGGGAGTTATGCACTTCAAGGAGAAGGACAAAAAGCATTGCAAGCTGCAGGAAGTGGGGCAATGAATGTATTGGGAGCTGTGCCTGGTGTAAGCGTATCCGGAGGTGCAGCTAAACAAGCTTTAAATGCAACAGCAGGACAGGCTGCTAGAAATGTAGCATATAATATGGTAACCCCCTTAAGCTACACTCCCAGGTTTCTATCCCCGAAAGAGATTTTAAAAAATGTTATTGATCCTCAGGGAAGGCCTGCACGTGCTGCAAAGTGGTTTGCAAAGGATGCTCCAGCAGAAGTGTTAGAGAATTCTAATCTTTTGCAAAATTCAACAGAGCAAATGTCTAGAAGATTAGATGCATTTGCTTTAGGGTTAGGAAAGACCCCAAGATACAACACACTTCAAAAAACAGGAGACAATCTGTATGAACCTATTGGTGTGGGGTTTGGAACCCCAGACCCAATTAATGTTATGAGCGGAAGGGAGGTCCTAAAAGAGCAAGTAGAAAAGGGACTTAATGAGAGGCTTTTAATGAGCGGCACCACGGACTTAGGAAAAAGAGGTAGTACCATTGGCGTAACTGATCACACATACGGGTTTATGGGTGGGTACCATTTAGTTGATGAAGCAGTTCCAACCAACCCACTGCTGCGAAAAATAACCATGAATGATACGTGGGATCTTCACCCGTTTCAAGAACGAAGTGTGGGAGACGTTGCAATGTCGTACCCCGCAACAAAAAGAATATGGAATGCTATACCTAGAGGTATGCAAAATACTTTAAATAGCAAATTACAAAATACAGAAGTACTCAGTGCTTTAGGGGGAAAGCCAATAAACATACAGTCCAGATGGACTGCAAAGCTGCCACAAGGGTGGGATACACAAAAATATAAACAAAGAATGATGGGTGCTCCACCTATAAATGTGCATCGTGTGGGAAATATAAAACTAACTCACGAGCCCCCTTCTTTTAAAACTGGGGGTATGCGTAAAATGCAGGCGGGAACTCCCCCAAAGTGGGACGACACCATACAGGCAATTGGGAGAAACTGGGGACCAGATCAATTAGGGGACACACTTGACTTAAATACCTTAGACTTAATCTCAGAAGAGCGTATGGGAGTTTCACGGCCACAAGCTGTTAGAGATACTATGGCCTATCATGAAACTGGTCCACACCAACGTATGCAGCCTAACGCTGTACAAATAGCAGAAGAGAAAAAAACAGGTAAGGAAGTTCCTGGAGTAGGAAGAGGACTGTTTATGTATGACCAACCATCCACACTCCGGGATGCAAATAGGCTGATTACAATAGCAGGTAATATGGGGATGGAAGCTCCAGCATTTGCTAGACAATTAAAAGCTTCAGATGGAACATCTAGAGCAGATACTTTATCCGCAGACCAGCAGCACATGCTAATGACAGCAAATCTCATAGCAGATGATAAAGCCCCATTTAGAGCATACGGTCGTGGGGATGCCTCACTTGAAGACTTATGGTACAAAGGAGTAAATAGACGAGATGAAGAGGCAAAAGCAAGAGGAGAGTTTAGAGAAAGCATGCGAGGCCTAGCACAAGACGACTTGTCTAGATACTTCTTTATGGGGCCTAAGCCAAATTACTTTGAAAGACAAAAGGGAGGATTCTTAGGAAGAACTGCAAACGCTTTAAACAGAAGAGCAACAGCTAGAGGAGCTGAGCCTGTGGGATATAGACGAGTGCTCCCTTATGCTAATCCTAGATTTATGAACTCTGGTCCTGTGTATCTCCCAATGTATAGAGGAGAACAGTTTGTTAGAGGATTGATGGGAGAACAACCAGTAAGACCCCCACAACCAGAATATGATGGTCCTAAAATTAAACGTGCAACAAGCATGACATTTGGGGCAGCACCTAGCAGGAAAATAGGCAAGAGGGTGAAGGGATGCGCACCTGGGACAGGGGGATATTGGTGCCAGTGATATATTATAAGGAGTATTGTAAAAAATAATTTTACATAAAACTATAGAATTAACTAAATAAATTTGTAAACATGCAACCAGACGACAAATTAAACATAGACTCTTTGACCCTAGACGATGTGCTGGGAGAAGGAGTTGACACAATCCAAGACGTCCAAGACGTTGAGGACATAGCCTCTCAAGAAGTTGAGGAGGTAGAAGAGATTGACAACGAAGTTGAAGTCGAAGAACCTGAGGTTGAAGAACAAGAAACCGAAGAAGAAATCGAAGAAGACGACGTTGAAGAAGTTGAAGAACCGAGAAGTGTAGCTTTTGAAGTAGCTAAGACCCTAGGCTTTGAGTTAGAGAATGACTACGAAGATTCCCTAGAAGGTATTACAAACTTTGTAAGAGACATTACGCAAAACGCTGCAGAAGAACAGATCGCAGGATTGTTTGAGCAGTTCCCGGAGGTTCAACAACATCTAGAT